AAAAAATATTCAATATACGGAGACTATATTATAGAATAGTGTTAATACTTTTGACAAACGAGGTTTTTAGCATATTTATAATAAAATAAAATGGCTAAAAAAGAATATGAATGTCCTAAATGTTTAAAAATAAGTTTGCTAGCTGAAAGTTCTTGGAAGGAAGCTAAAAGATTAAAACGTTTATGTAGAAGTTGTGCTATGAATAAATGGCAAGAAGAAAAGTATGGTAAAAAAACAGATGTTGAATTTACTAGTACCTGTTTTAAATGCGGTAAAATAAAATTTCATAAACAAAAAAATCTTAGTCCAACCCAAACCAAACATATATCTAATATTTTATCTAAAAAGATGTGTAAGAGTTGTTCTAATTCTGAATATTATACTTTATCTAAAAAAAAGAAAAACACAAAACCTGAAAGAGAATTAAAATCTATTTTAAAAGAATTAAATATTAAGTTTAAACATAGTTATAAATACCAAGGTTATTATTTTGATTTTTATTTACCAGAGTTAAATATCTTAATAGAAGTAGATGGAAATTATTGGCATGGTAAAGGATTAAAATGGGAAGAACTAAATGCTGCTCAACAAAACTCTAGATTAAATGATATAAAAAAGAATCAATTATGTTTGGATACAAAACAATCTCTCATTAGATTATGGGAGGATGAAATTGAAAAACAACACATATATAATAAAATAATAAGTTATGAAAAAAGAACATACACTATGGAATGAAATCTATAGACCAAATAAATTAGAAAATTTTGTAGGAAATGAACAAATTAAACAAACTATAGCTAAATTTTTAAGCCAAAATGATATTGTCAATATGGTCTTTTATGGTCCTGCTGGTTGTGGTAAAACCACTCTTGCTAAACTTATTGTTAACAATCTTAATTGTGATTACCTCTTTCTTAACGCTTCCGATGAGCGTGGTATTGATACTATTAGGGATAAAGTCCAGGGCTTCTCATCTGTGGCCTCGTTTAAACCTCTTAAAGTTGTTATCTTGGATGAAGCAGATTTTCTTACAATCCAAGCACAAGCATCATTAAGAAACATTATTGAAACATTTGCCCGTACTACAAGATTTATCTTAACTTGTAATTATGTTGAGCGTATTATTGATCCTCTTCAATCACGCTGCCAGGTACTTAAAATTGTACCTCCATCAAAACAAGATATTGCTTATCATATTATAGACATTCTTAAAAAAGAGAATGTTGGGATGGGAGCTGAGGACTTAAAACTAGTTATTAATCAATTTTATCCTGATCTACGTAAAATGCTTAATACACTTCAAATGGGTGTAACAGGTGATGAGGTAGTCATTGATAAAAACATATTAGTGTCTAGTAACTACAAAAATCAAGTACTCATGGAATTATGCAAACCAACAGCTAAGTCGTTTAATAACATTAGACAGATTATAGCTGATTCTAGTGTTAATGATTTTGAAGAATTATTTAGATTTTTATTTGATAATGTAGATAAATATGCTCCTACAAGTATGGGTGAAGTTATTATTCATATTGAAGAATATCAATACCATGCTAATTTTAGAATTGATAAAGAAATAAACATTATGGCTTTGATATCTAGAATTTTATCATTAATTTTAAGTAAAAGAGTAATATGAAAAAATTCATCCACTTTTTTATACTTTGGGTAGCAAGTAACTTATCTGTTCCTTTTTGGATGGTAGGTCATGTTCACCTAACTATGAATGTGTATGATGATATTAAAGAAATTATAGCATCATTTGGAATGAATACCTTAGTTGCTGTAGGATTTTATTTAGAATGGAAAAAACATAAAGAAAATGAAAAATAATCAAATGAACCTTAATTTTGATTTGTCTAAGACAACATCAATGGAAACACCATCAGGTGGTAAAATTTGGAGTCAAGGAGTTATCCTTCGAAAAGTATCTCGTTTTGTAGTAGGCGCTGATGAAGATGCTCTTATTCCTATTCCTGTATTTTATGATGTAGAAAGTGGAGAAATTTTACTTGAAGCATTGCCTAAGGAATTAAGAAAAGAATACGGCGGTGACGATATTTGATTGGTTAAAAGAAATCACCACTAATAAAACGTCCTGGTCTTCTTTTACGGAAGACCAGCAAGAGTCATTTAACTCTTATATGGTTCATAGATTTGTAAGTATGTATGAAGGATACACTGAGGTTGCAAATTTTGGCCAAAGAATACCCTACCCTGATAAAGAAAAAACTTATAAATACTATTGTTCTATGTTACCTAAAAAGAATGTCTTCCTCAAATACATCAAAGCTTCAAAAAAGAAGCCTAGCAACTCACTACTACAACATGTAGCTAATTTTTACACTATATCATTAGGTGAGGCTGAGGATTATTTATACATTCTTAAAAAAGAAGGAGTAGAATACATTCTTGAAAAATCAGGAATTGATGAAAAAGAAATTAAAAAGTTATTAAAAGAAATCCAATGACAAAAAACAGTGATTTAGGTTTTAGAGGAGAACATCCAAAAACAAGAACCATAATTGAAACAGACTCAATTGTAGACTCAGTTATTGATGAGCATATTAAAAGGGCTGAGATGGGTAAAAACAAGTATAACAATACTTTAGATAGAACAGATTTATCTGTATTAGACTATCTACAACATGCTAAAGAAGAAGCAATGGATTTAGCTCTATATCTAGAGAAAACAATCCAGATGCTTAAAGGTAAAAAATAAGTTTTGAGTAAAAAGAAAAAAATACCTGCAATTGTAAAACAAATCAAACAACATACTCTAAAGGAAATTAATTATGCTACTGAAAAAGCAATTTCCTATAGTCAAATGTCTATGTTTTTGTCTTGCCCTCGTAAATGGTCTTTACAATATAGAGACGGTTATTATACATCTGAACAGTCTATTCATATGACATTCGGAACTGCACTACATGAGGTTATACAACACTATATAACAACTATATACAATATTAGTGGTGCTGAAGCGGACCGAATTAATTTAGAAGAATATTTTGAGGAACGCTTTAGAGAAACATATTTAAAAGATTATAAATCTAATAAAAATGTTCATTTTAGTGATCCTGTTGAAATGAGAGAGTTTTATGAAGATGGTTTAGCTATTTTAAATTTTGTAAAGAAAAAACGAAGTGGGTATTTTGGTAAACAAGGATGGTTTTTAGTGGGCTGTGAAGTACCTCTATTACTTAATCCTCATTCTGAATTTAGAACTATCTTATATAAAGGCTACTTGGATGTTGTTTTGTATCATGAACCAACTAATACTTTTAAAATTATAGATATTAAAACATCTAGAAGCGGTTGGGATGATAAAACTAAAAAAGATGAAACTAAACAACTCCAATTAGTCCTTTATAAAAAGTTTTATAGTAAACAATTTGGAGTACCTGAAGACAATATTGAAATAGAATTTTTTATTGTTAAAAGAAAAATATGGGAAGAATCACCATTTCCAATATCTAGGATTCAAGAATACACTCCTGCTAGTGGTAAAATTAAAATGGGTAAAGCAACTAACACTATTAATTCATTTATAGAAGAAGTATTTAACCATGATGGTTCATATAAAGATAAAGTATTTGAACCAAACCCATCAAAATGGAATTGCATGTATTGTCCTTTTAAAAATAAAAAAGAACTTTGTACTGCTAGTATATCTTAAAAAATCTTCATATATTTATATATATAAAAATTAAATAAAAGCTATGACAAATAAAAAGGATATGACATTAACCTCTGTGAAAGTACAGAGTGAGTTATTTGAGGATTTCAAGATTGCATGTGTTAAGTACAAATTTTCTTTACAAAAACTTGCTGACCGCACTATTCATTTGTATCTTACAGATGAAGATTTTAGAAAAAAAGTTCATTCACACAACAACCTAGAAATTAAAAACTAAAAAATACATGAATTCAAGTTTTGCTTACTTACCTCCTGATAAGAGGAAGAAAATTATGCTTATCTGTGATGACATTAGAGTTACTTCTGGTGTAGCAACAGTAGCTAAAGAAATAGTTATTCACACCGCCCAACATTTTAATTGGGTTAATTTAGGAGGAGCTATTACTCACCCTGAAGCTGGTAAACGTTTAGACTTATCTCAATCAACTAATGATGTTACTGGATTAAAAGACTCATCAGTAATAATGTACCCCGTAAATGAATATGGCAACCCAGACATTTTAAGACAATTAATTAAAATTGAACAGCCAGACGCTATTATGTTAATTACTGATCCTCGTTACTTTGTTTGGTTGTTTGCTATGGAAAATGAAATTCGCAAATCAATCCCTATCACTTACCTAAACATCTGGGATGATTATCCAGCGCCATTATATAATTTACCTTATTATGAGGCTTGTGATTTATTGATGGGCATTTCAAAACAAACAGTAAATATTAATAAAATTGTTTTAGGGGATAAAGCAGATAAAAAAATTATCAAATATGTTCCTCATGGATTGAATCATGAAATTTTTAAACCTTTAGATAAAAATGATTCTAAACTATTAGAATTTAAGAAAAATTTATTTAAAGGTAAAGAATATGATTTTGCTTTATTATTTAACTCCCGAAATATTAGACGCAAACAAATCCCAGATACAATGTTAGCTTATAGACATTTTATAGATAAATTGCCTATTGAACAAGCTAAAAAATGTGTTTTAGTTCTTCATACAGAACGAGTGAGTGAACATGGTACTGATTTAGAAGCTGTTATTGAATTATTACTAAATGGAGATCAATATAATGTAATTTTTACAGACGCTAGATTTGACCCATCACAAATGAATATGCTTTATAATAGTACTAATTGTCAAATCTTATTAACATCTAATGAGGGTTGGGGATTAAGTTTAACAGAAGCTATTTTAGCAGGTAATCTTATTATTGCTAATGTGACTGGAGGTATGCAAGACCAAATGGGATTCAAAGATGAAAATGGAGAATGGTTTACACCATCACCAGAAATTCCATCAAATCATAGAGGAACATATAAAAAACAAGGTGACTGGGCATTTCCAGTATTTCCTTCATCACGTACACTTGTAGGTTCACCTCCAACTCCTTATATTTGGGATGATACTTGTCGTCCTGAAGACGCTACTGAACAAATTATAAATGTTTATAATTTATCTCTTGAGGAGCGTGAAGAAAGAGGATTAAAAGGTAGAGAATGGGCTATAAATGAAGCTGGATTTACTGGAGAAACTCAAGGTAAAAGAGTAATTGAAGCATTTGATGAATTATTTTCTACTTGGAAACCAAGAGAAAAATTTGAATTTATTAATGCTACTGAAGTTAAAGATAGAATTTTAAAACACGAATTAATATATTAATGAAACCGTTATTTGTAATAAGTTGTCCATTTGATACCTTTTCAGGGTATGGTGCTCGTTCTAGAGATTTGGTTAAGGCCATTATTGAAACAGACAAGTATGAAGTAAAATTATTATCTCAACGTTGGGGTAATACACCTTTTGGATTTTGTAATGCTAATCCTGAATGGTCATTTTTAATGAACCATGCTTTAACTTCTCCTCAACAACCCCAACCTGATATTTGGATGCAGATTACTGTCCCAAATGAATTTCAACCAATAGGAAAATTCAATATTGGATGTACAGCAGGTATTGAAAGCAACATCTGCCCAGGAGATTGGATTGAAGGATTAAATAGAATGAATTTAAATTTTGTTTCATCAAATCATTCTAAAAAAGTATTTGAAGATTGTGAATTTGAAAAAAGAAATAAACAAACAAATGTTTTAGAGTCTACTATTAAATTAGAAAAACCAGTTGAAGTGTTATTTGAAGGAGCAGACACAAATGTTTATAAAATATTAGATAAAATACCCCAAAGTGATTTATATAGTTCATTAATGGGTATTAAAGAAAAATTTGCTTACTTATTTGTAGGACATTGGATGGAAGGCGATATGGGTGAGGATAGAAAGAATGTTGGTTTGTTAGTTAAAGCGTTTTTTGAAACGTTTAAAAATAAAATGAATAAACCTGCTTTAATTTTAAAAACATCTCAAGTAAGTTCATCTTATTATGATAGAGAGGAAATTCTTAAGAAAATTAAGAAAATTAAGAAAACAGTAAACTCTAAAAACTTACCTAACATATATCTTTTACATGGTGAATTCTCAGATGAAGAAATGAATGAACTTTATAACCATCCAAAAGTAAAAGCAATGGTTAATTTAACTAAAGGAGAAGGTTTTGGTCGTCCATTGCTTGAATTTAGTTTAACTAAAAAACCTATCATTTGTTCTGGATGGTCAGGCCAAATTGATTTCTTAGATTCTAAATTAACTTGTTTATTAGGAGGTCAATTGACTAATGTTCATCCAAGCACTAAAAATCAGTTCCTGTTACCTGAATCAAAATGGTTCACTGTAGACCCTGGTCAAACTGGTTTTTATTTAAAAGATGTTTTTGAAAATTATAAAAACTATACTGAGAATGCTAAACGCTTAGCTAGTAAAAATAAAAATAATTTTAGTTGGGATGCTATGAAAGAAAAAGTAGATGAATTACTTACTAAATATGTTCCTGAGTTTCCTAAAGAAGTTAAATTAGAATTACCTAAG